GATCTTGGCTTTGCTGGACAATCCCCAATCAATGATATACTCACAAAACAACTTGAAGATCGATGTTCTGGCCGACACCTTAGTCTTACGCAAGCAAAGGAAGTTGTGGATTCTCCCCTCACTTGCTGCTTTGAGTATCCGGATCAAGTACTTCTCTGCTGCGAAGTATGACTTGCCGGACCCGCCCCCGCCCATGAGAATGAGCCATCTATCCTTATTAGTAAATAGAGGCTGGAAGCTGGGGTTGGTTACTTCTGATAGGTTGGATAGGTCTATTTGGGTTTTAGGCATTTAATCCTCAAGCCACATGGATAACTGGATCATTATTACGAATAATAGCGAACCAAGACCTCCTAAAGCAACTAACGATGACATTACAAGCTTCTTAAGGGAGCCATGCTTCTCATAAACATCATGTCTGATGCCATCAGACCCCCAGAAGGCTAGAGATGCCGCAATTAGTCCCACCCCGAGCCATATAGCGATAGGAATTAAAAAGTAAATTACCATGTTTCTTTTCCCTTAATAAAGTACTGTTTCTATATAGTATACCCTACTATGGGAGATTGTCAAGCGTTATATGTCCTTGAACTTCGTGGGTAGCTTGATGGTGATGGCGTTATCTATATTGACATTGTTCTCGATCTTGTTAATACTCTGCCATCCCCTGCGTTTGCCTTTGTTGCATAGATAGAAGAATAAGCTTGTCTCTTTGCCCGCCCGCAGGTTCTTGAATAGCTGGCTCTCGGCAATGTCAACCATAGCGGCCTCGTGTACCTCGATAGCCTTCTTGAACTTTGGGTCTTTCTCCATCCACTGATAATATGTCCCCCGGTCAATGTCGGTATTCTTGCTTGTAAGGGTAATATTGCAGGCCGCCCGTTCAAACGCACTAATGAATAAGGCCTTCCTTATGTCGGTTTTACTCATCTTTTTTAATGTTGTGCATTTTGTTGACTTCTTTTTCTTCTTTTTCTTTGCGGTCTTAGGCATCTAACACCGCCGTTTCTCCTGTATAATCTTCCCATCTCTTTATGATTACATCACAGTAATGAGGGTCAAGTTCCATGCCGTAGCACTTGCGGTTTGTCTTTTCGCAGGCTATTAGGGTAGAGCCAGAACCAAGGAAAGGATCGTGGACGACCGTCTCCTGAAGCCCCCATCTATCAAACACCCACGACACAAGCTCAACTGGCTTCTGGGTTGGATGTACCCTGTTGATCTTCTCGGATGCTTTTGTATATTTACGAACAACGCCCTTGAAGTTAGTCCACGCTAATTCAGCATCGGCCTGATCACTTCCACCATTGTTCTTGTCCCACACCAACCAGCACCCTGCACTTGGTAGACATTCTGGGTAGTAATTAGCTCCCCAGTAAATTATCCTCTGTGGCTGCAGCGACATCGAAATTAAAAAGCTCGTTATTGCCGTTTCAGTGGAATCATCTCCGATAACATCCCTATACTTCTCTTTCAGTACCCCCGAATTTTTAACTGCGTTCATTCCATATGGAGGATCTGTGAATATCATATCCGGAGAATAGCCATTCAATACTTGCTCGACCTGAACCTTATCAGTACTATCCCCACACAAAAGACGATGCTCACCCAGAATCCAGAGGTCGCCCAGCTTGCAGGTTGCCTCTGTTACTTCAGGTATTTCGTCCTCATCGGTGTTTCCTTCGTTCATTAAGTCGTTCGGGTCTATCGCATACCCCGCCAACTCCTGCATATCTGGAGAAAGTTCGTCCAGCATTACATTAAGAGCCTCGGTGTCAAACTCGGATAAGTCAGTCAGCCGGTTATCGGCAATAGCCAGAGCCTTCCGTTTCTCATCGTCCGTAGAAAGGTCTGTACGCTTGACTGCTACGAGTTCGCTTCCATCTGTCTCAATTACCCTGATAGGCAAGCCCATCGCCTCTGCCTGCTCATACACGCCGTTGCCAGCGATAAGGACATCGTCAGCATCGAGGAGGATGGATCGGCCTGCGCCAAGTTCGGCGAGGCTTTTGCTGATTGCTGTTTTGTTGGCTTCTGGGTGGATCCTTACGTTGTCTTTGTCTAGCTTAATCATTTCTTCCCTATTTCCACGGTCTTTTAAATGAGAATATGAAACATATCCCTAGTATTATTAGTCCTGTTATTGTTATATCTGCATAATCCAAGTCATTCCTATCGGTTTAACCTAGTAACCCTGTAAACGGCATTACCCCGCCACCTGCCCCGCCGCCTGCTTCGGCAGGTAAAGCTCCTACTGTGTCAGTTTCCCCAAGTATGCCTTTGCCGATTAGTATTGAATCTGCATCTGGAATATAGCCTGTAAGGTTTGGATTTCCTGTTAAGTTTTGACCTGCCCAGTAATTGATGAAATCAGCGTCAGATACGTCACCATTTGCGTTTAATGCAGCCGTTGAGTTGTTATATGCGTGATTGTTGCTAAAGTGTGCTGTCCTTCCAGGCGTGGTTCCTAGGTTGTATCCGTAAACATTGCCATTCGATGTGCAGTTAGTTATTGAGTTATTAAAGATAGATGCCTCAATAACACAAATCCCATCCTCTGTGTTCCCGGTCAACAGACAGTGATCTACAGAATTACTAACACCTGCAATACCTATGACTAAGCCATTGCCACCATTAGTATCGAAGATTGAATTTACTATCGAGCAACCGACGGCCCTATTGAGATAACATCCGTCACCGTTAGCGTTGTTTTTAAACACACAATCTTTAATGTGAGTTTCGAGGACTCTCGCATTTAAGCCATCGCCTGTGCCACCTAATCCGTTATTAGAAAATTCGCACCCTACAAAATTCCAACCTTCATTACGTAAGAAAACGCCGTGACTATCCGCATTCCTGAACTTACAATTATAAAAAGTGTGATTATTAGAGTTAATCACCGTAAGTCCATTTATGCAATATGCCGCTTCGCCTGCCGTATCATCATCACTGCCATTAAAATCAATATTCTCCCAGCTACAATTAGACGACTCGGGGAAGTATTCAAATAAACCTAGTGATAAAAGGCTCGATGTTGTTATCTCAACCTGCGTACCGTCGGCAATGAATGAGCCATTAACTCCAGCAAACCTTGCCCTTGTATTTATTGAGCCTTTTATATTGTTTATGAGGACTGTATAATCTGTAGTTATCGCCCCATTAACGGCACGATTTATCAGTATGTCTACGTTATTTGAACCGTCTGCCGCAAAGTTGCCAATGTCGTCCAATTGTTCTTGCAGGTCTTCGCTACCGCCTGTATTAGCCCTTATATCACCTATGCCACCTATTGAGTAGTCTGCTGTGCCGCTTAAACCCCAAGTACCTGTTCCTATTAGTGACGTATCAGAGAAAGTGATACTATTTACATCGCTAGCTGTGACTAAATACCAGTTTTCAACACCTGTTCCTGTGATATTGAATATCCTGACATATATATCAATATTAACACCGAGATTACCTGTGTCTGTTAGTGTGATTGTCCCGTTCAGATTATCAACCCAGCCAAGCCCTGTCCCTGTGAAAAGAGGTGCGCCTTGAGCGTCATCAACAAAAACAGTAAAATCACCCGCAGCGTCCCATACGTCTTTAGGGATACAGCCAGAGATAGCAGTGGTATTTGTCGCACCAGAAGCACTGTCGCCTAGTAGATTAACAACATCAGCCATTATTTAGACTCCTTCCACTCGCGGTAAGCCCTGTCCAGCTTCTCTGTGCCTGTTAGCGTGCTTACGCCCTGCAATGTAAGGTAGTCTTCCATCTGGTTGAATCTGGTAAACAGTGCCGCCTTAAGCGTGTTATTGTACTGTCTCTCCTTGAAATCTGCCTTTAGCCACCTCATTACGAGGTTTTTAAGCCTTTTAATCTTTACTATTTCCTCTCCATTCAATATGTCGGGGAGGGAGAATTGCCAGTCTTCGGCCTTGATCTGTGCGTATGTCATGCCAGAGTCGATGACGGCCTGCTTTATCTTCTTGTAAGGGATTCTCACGTTCATAGCCTCCCTTATAACACAATCCCGCTACAATGTCAAGGATTATTTGCCAGAAATGAAGATTTACCTGTATTTAGTTATTATCTTGCTGAATTTAGTCACTATCCTGCTATTATTACTTATCTGAATAATATTCCGAAATTTAATTTGCAATGTATTCAATCTTGGGTTATATTCTAAGTGTAAACAATAATACTTTTTAGGGAGTTTGAAATGACAGGTACAGAAAAGCAAATCAAAGTAGCTAGCAAAATTAAATATAATGTTATGTCTCTGATGGAATCAAAGTATTACCCTAATGTGCCTGAGACTCACAAAGATAGATGGGATGACATGATGACAGAACTTGAGTGCAAAGACGCCAGTTTCTGGATAGCAACATGCGGGTTTGAGTCGGCATCTATAAATCGTACAAAGGAGCATATAGCATGTGCAATTAAGATCATGCGTATATATAACTAAAACAATTCCAACCCCGCCGCTCTCACAGGGCGGGACTTAACCTTTTTAAGGAGTTTGAGCATGTCACCTAGAGAACGAAGAAACGAAATAATAAGACGGCAGATAGCCGGGGGCTTCTCCGACTTTGACATCATCAGGGAGTCAGGCTATCAGGGATATAGGCATTATAAGGGTGGGACTGACGCTACAGATGTTAATGTGTACTCTGTCGAGCAGGCACTTGGCAGGCTGGAAGTGGCTAAGAAATGATTGACAAAGAAATACTAAAGAAACACAACCTCAAAGCCGTGCCTTTCTCTTGTATTGGAGAGGGAGAGACGTTTCAGACGGAATTTGATTACGGGGTCGATCAGTTTACTCGTAGGTTAATCGGCGGCAATATCTACTATGCCGATAATAAATACCCAGACTGGAAGCTGCACAATAACTATAAAACCGTCTACGTCCCTGTATGGCGTGTAACTAACTAACCCCCGCCCCATCAGGGGCATAAACCTTTATAGGAGATAAGACATGAGTTTGAAAGACGAACTAGATTTAGCTGAGGCAAGATTAAACCAGAATGAGTATGACAGGGTATCGCTCATTAAGGTAGGCCAAGAACTAAGCAGTAAAGTGGACGACATCAAAAAGCAGATCGCCGACAGTGAGGGTACTTTGAAGCATGGGGATTACGGCCTTGATAAGGATGGAAGGCCGTGCATGGCAATTAAACTCTCATCAGATCGAGGTATGAGAGATGTCGGCCAGAATTGCTTATGGGATATGAGCAATTTCGAGGGAGGCTCCCATGTTGTGAAAGTACTTGGCAATATTTTTGATGATTTATATAAAAAGAAATGAAAAATTAACTAAGTATAGGTGTAAGCGTACCGCCTGCGGGTCACACCCTGCCTTGAGAAATAGGCAAAACACGGTACGCACTCATCTGCCCAAGGCTTAACGGCTTTGGGTATCCTTTAGTACCACGGCAGGCTGCTCTCCGGCTTAGTGCTTGGGAGTATAACGATAAGTCCTGCCGTGTATTTCAGTATTTTATGGGAGATAAGAAAATGAAGCGATTAACATTAGATCAGACGTGGGAACAGTGCTTGGCGATGTGGAAGTATGTAAGTAGGCAGTGCAAAGGCAAAAAAAGGGATTGGTGCGTAGGTAATGTAAACTCCTTGAAGGTTTTGTGGTTGTCGAAGAATGGTATCGAAGAGGACGAGATCACACAGGATTGCTTCTTTTGTGATCGCACCAGCCCGAATGGAAGCATCGACTATTGGTGTTCAAAGTGTTCTGGAAGAAAGTTAGATCCATCATTTTATTGCATGGATAAAGACTACCATTTTGAACGCAGCCCCCGCGCCTTCTACGCCAAGCTGAAAGAACTAAACAAGATAAGGCTGGCTAAGAAATAACCAAGGAGATAAAATGACGAAACACGCAGAACGCATGATAGATTGGCACAAGGGAGAGTTTGAAAAGAAGCGTAATAAGTCAATCAAGGAGCATCACGCTAAACGTATTCTATATTGGAGATCAAAATGAAAGATTTAAAGTACTGGAAGGGGAGGTGTGTTGATATTAAGAAGGCAAGAATACACGCCAAGAGAACAGAATCAGCACATTATGAGGAATTTAAGATCGCCCATGCCTTTGCTCGGCGTAGAGTAAAAGACCTTGAGCGGAAACTTGATTTAAGGAAAGTAACATGAGAAATTTGTTAATCGTAGCACTACTGTTAGCACTAATCGTATGTCAGGGATGTAGTGTATCTGTCAGTGGAGGGGTTGGCATGGACCTCCTCTACCCTAACATCAAGACGGCTAAGGGCGGAAGCCTTGTTGACCCTCACGAATCCCGTAGAGAGACCACGAAGCCAACCACAAGCCACATGCGGAACAATGACGGTGGCAACAGTGTTGATGAAGCATTGCGTAAGTTTTTTAAGACTAAGTAAATCTGACATACCCTCCTGGCATTCGGCTGGGAGGGGTTTATGGGAGTCATCATGCCACTAACAGAAGAAGAGAAGGTCAAGCGGAAGCGGGCATATACGGCACAGTGGCGAAAAGACAACGCTGATAAGATTAAAGCCCAAGCATCAAGTTATTTCAAAAAGCACAAAGTAAGGCTTCTAAAGCAGAATAAAGACTGGAAAGCAGCCAATCCAGATTTAATGAAAGATTATCACCGTAAGTATTACCAAGAAAACAAAGGCCATTACAGAACTTTATACAATAAATACAATAAAGAATTAACAGATAGCAGTGTCAAAAGAAGAATCTCAGATAGATCAACTTTGAAATTTAAAGACATACCGCAATCACTAGTCAGAGCCAAACGGGCTTATATAAAAGGAATACGTTTAATTAAGGAGCAAGAAAATGAAGGATAGAAAGATCAAGAATGTAGATGACCTGTGGGACTTCGCTGAAACCCTCTTAGTAAACATGGAAAATGGTCACGTAAGGACAGCGGATGGCAAGGAACAGCTTAATGGCGTGGGTAAAATGGTTGCAATAGCGACTAAAAAGCTTGAGTACGAAGCCTGCAAACGCAAGAACAAGGGCTTGAAGATTAAATACTTTGAATCCAAGTAAACACCCACCTCCTCCGATGCCGGGGTTCTTCGGAGCCTCGGCGAGTGAGGGTAGACAGGAGTAATGATTATGAAGCAAGCAATTATTTTATCTACACTTATGATATGTATAACCGCTATTTTAGTAGCAGGCATATTAACAGGCCAAATAGAGCTCAATGACGAATCGATACCGGAGGCCGAGGTGGTCACAGAAGACCCTACCTTCAGCGACCTCTTAGACGCTATTGAGTATGTCGAGAGCAAGGGCAAGGCTGATGCTGTAGGGGATGGTGGGGATGCTATCGGGGCATACCAGATACATAAGATATTTGTGGATGACGTGAACCGGATATTAAAACTACAAGGCATTGATAGGCGGTTCTTCTACCAAGCAAGACTGGTTAAGAGTTCATCAAGGGTAATGGCAGCGATTTACCTAAACCATTACGGCGGTACATTTGAAGAGATGGCAAGAAAACATAACGGCGGCCCACAAGGGCATAAAAAGGAATCAACTAAGGCTTACTGGCTTAAGGTTAAGGCCAGGCTTGAAAGGGAAGATAATGAATGATAAAGAAATAGAATACAAAAAATGTCGTAAGTGCCGCAAAGAATTACCATCTGATGGATTCACTGATGGAGTTTGCAGTTCTTGCCTGATGGATAAGCATTACTGCGAGGACTGTGAGCATTGCGAATTATGTGACCGTGAAGACGCAGACCAATCTATTGAGTTTGCAAAATGCAAGGCAAGCCCAAAACAAGGCGATTGTTACAGTAAGACCTTACTAGCCAAGAGATTTGATAATCGGCCCGTAGAGTTTTATTATTGCACCTCAGAACGTACCTCAAACCAGTGTGAAAACTTCAAATTAGACACAGAGGAGTTATTATGAGAGACATTGAGAAACAAATAGTGTATAAACAAGTTCTACACGGTCGCAGGACTATCGAAGAACTGACGGGTAGCGAGATTAAGGAATTGAAAGATGGTTGGTCCGATGACCATTTCAGGATTATGCCACCTGTTGACTTTGAAATACAGCTTCGTGCTGAGGAAGAAAGACGAGGTTCGATATGAAAATACATGACATGGAACAAGGTTCAGATGAATGGCTACGGATTAGAATGGGCAAGGTAACAGCTTCAAACTTCGCTACCGCAATGGCTAAGGGGAAAGCTGGAGGTGTTAGTAAGACCAGAACCACACTGATGCACAAGCTTATAGCTGAGAGGCTTACAAATGAGCCACAAGAGACTTACCGTAACGGGGCTATGGAATGGGGTACGGAAACAGAGCCAGCCGCCAGAGAGTACTATGAGGCTGTTAATGATTGCCTTGTAAGGCAGGTGGGGTTTATTGAGCATAATGACTACATTGGATGCTCACCAGATGGTCTTGTTGGAGAAGATGGATTGCTTGAAATTAAATGCCCAAACTCAGCAACTCATATAAGTTATATATTAGCCGACAAACTACCCTCTACATACAAAGCACAGGTACAGGGGCAATTATGGGTAACAGAGCGAAAATGGTGCGACTTCGTAAGCTATGACCCACGGGTAACAAAAAGACCATACTGGACTATTAGGGTTTCCCGTGACCAACCATATATCGACCTGCTAGAATGTGCCGTTGGCGATATGGCCTGCGATAT